ATTTCGTCAAAGTCCCTTTCTATAAGGCAAACCTGTCTGGTGATTTCGAAGTGCTGTCTGACAGCTCTTCACTGACACCCGGCAAGATCGAAGCTGATCAACAGATCGGCGTGATTCTGCACCGTGGCCGCGCCTTTGAGGCACGCGACCTGGCTGCTCTTGCAGCTGGCTCCGACCCGATGGCCGCTATTGGCAGCAAGATTGCCGACTATGTGGCACATCAGCGTCAAAAGGATCTGGTCAGCTGCCTGACCGGTGCTTTCGGCAGCCTGAATGCCAACGACAGCAACTCTGCGCTGTTTAACCTGTGCATCGACTCTGAGTCTGGTGATACCCCTACCACTCTGAGCCCCCGCACTGTGGCTAAAGCACGTGCGCTGCTGGGCGACCAGGGCGACAAGCTGACCGCCGTGGCCATCCATAGCAATGTGTACTATGATCTCGTTGAGCGCAACGCGATTCAGTACGTATCCACTGAGGATGCACGTGGTACCACCACCACCCAATCTGGTGGCGATCTCAGTAATGCCTTTGGCAACCCTGAAGTGCCGACCTTCATGGGCCTGCGCGTGATCGTCTCTGACGATGTGCAGACCACCGGCTCTGGCTCTTCCACTGAGTACGGATCGTTCTTCTTCACTGCAGGCGCAGTCGCATCTGGCGAACAGATGGGAATGCAGACTGAGGTGGACCGGGACATCCTCGCGAAGTCCGACGCAATGTCCTTGGACCTTCACTATGTCTACCACCCGGTAGGCCTGAAGTGGGGTGTCACGACCACCAACCCGACCCGCTCCGATCTTGAGACCGTGGGCAACTGGGAACAGGTGTACGAGAACAAGAACATTGGCATCGTTCGGGCCACCAACGTCAGCAACCAAGACTGAGGTAACTAACGATGGCATCAATTTTTGAAGCAACAGCGGGCAAACTTATCGGCCCGACCACTGGCGGCACTGTCACCCAGGCCACCAACAAAACCACCGGCGTGACGCTCAACACGGCATCCGGTCAGATCACCATGAACGGCGCTGAGCTGGCTGGTGGTGCTGAGGCCACCTTCACGGTGACCAACAGCGAAATCGCAGCCACTGACGTTGTGGTGGTCAACCACAGCTCTGCTGGTACTGCCGGCTCTTATCTCGTGCAAGCTAACAGCATTGCTGCTGGCTCGTTCGCGATCACCGTGGCTAATGTTGGCTCTACCGCCAGCGAAGCCATTGTGCTGAGCTTTGTGGCTCTGAAGGGCGCAAGCTCCTAATGGGTCTGTTCGCTTTCAGGCGAGCGCAGGAACGTGAGGCTACTGCGAAAGCGGTGGCCTCCGCGCCTGTAAAAGCCAAACGCAAGCCTTCATCAAAGAAGACCAATGGCAGTAACAATCGTCGCGACCGTAGGATCAGCGACAGCCAATAGTTACATCACATTAGATGATGCGGACGACCTGGTAGATGCCATGGTGAATAGCACAGATGTGGCCCAGTGGTCATCAGCTACAGATGATCAAAAAAATAGGGCATTGGCTACTGCTACACAGCGGCTTGACCGTGAGAGATTCCTCGGGGCACGGGCCACAGATACGCAAGCGCTGCAATGGCCTCGCACTGGCGTCCGCAAGCCCGACACATATCTGAACACGTACGCGGTGGGCTTTCCATTCCGCATCACGACTGACTATTACACCGACGAAGAGATCCCCGACCAGATTCAGCGAGCACAGGTCGAACTGGCGGTTTATTTGCATAACAATACTGATGGTCTTGGGCTGAGCGGTCTTGAAGATTACAAGAGCGTGCAGATCGGCAATCTAAATGTCACGCCCGATAAATTCGGTGCTGTCGGGGCAGACCGCATCCCGCCGATGGTGGAGCGCTATCTGACAGATCTTAGAATTAGTGGACCAGGCAATGTAGCCATCAAACGGAGCTAATCATGGCAATCGACTACAGCGTGGGAGCTGAAGTGATCACAGACACGGCTGCACATACTGGCCGGTTTTGTGCGATCTATTTCAAGGAAGACACCACCATTGATGCCGTGACTGCCGAGAACTACACCGGCAACAGCCTGGGCAGCGAGGCTTTCGTGGCAGATTCAACTATCTATGGTGTATTCACGAGCATCCAGCTGACTAGTGGTGCCTGCATTGCCTACCGGATCTGATGTCGTTATCTAAGGCGCTCGAAAAAGTAGCCGATAAAGTCATCAACAAGTTTGGCGGCGATGTCACAGTGCGGTTTGTGGCAGCAGGTTCTTATGACACAAGCGATGGCACGATTTCAGAAACCGAGACCGATTCAGATATCAAAGGTGTGGTCGTCGACGTCAATGTGCGTGAGGCTAATGAGCTAGTCCAAGCCGGCGACAAGAAACTTACCGTTGGAGCTAAAGGATTAACATCCGCACCTGAAACAAAAGATCGGGTCGTGATCAATTCGATTGTCTACCAGATCATTCAGGTCGAGACTATCGAGCAAGCAGGTGACGCTATCATCTACGAGCTGATCTTGAGGGCATGATATGGCACGCCGTGAGATCCCGATCGAATTCATAGGCGGATTTGCGGAAGAGCAGCTCAATCAGCTAATTCAAGCTACTGTACTAGAGACCGACAGGCAGCTGAAAAAAGGCAGTCCAGTCAAAACAGGACGGTTCAGGGCCAGCTGGCACATCGGTGAGAATACATCTACTGGCGCTCCACACCCGCCGGTCGAAGAAGACACCGTGATACCCGCGCCACCACCACAGTACACCAATTATGCGGGCGGCAAAGAGCGCATCAATCGGAGCTACCACCTGCACAACAATCTGCCATACGCTGATCGGCTCGCCAATGGGTGGAGCCCTCAGGCAGACGCCGGCTGGGTCGAGCTGATCGCTAAGAGCATGCAACAGTACGTGCGCAGAACGTATAATCAGATCAAACGTGACAGCTGATGGCCGCCGCTGACCTAAATTCTGTACGTGCGACCATCGAAGGGCGGTTGGCGACAGAGCTGGCCGATTCGCCAGCCATTCCGGTCGTGTTCCACAACATGGCGTATGAGCCTACGCCAAATAGCTCGTGGGTCCAGTGCCTGCTCAGCTTCGGGACTAGCACATACCTAACGCACGGTGGCACCAGCGATTCGCGGAATGAGCTCGTAGGCATTGCCGTGGTTAATATCTTCTCTGCCAAGGGTGTTGGCCCAGGCGCAAACTATGTGATCGGGAAGCGGGTACGAGATCTTTATAATAGAATCAACGTGTCGGGGGTTCATTTTGATCCACCGATCGGTCCCGAAGTTGTGGCGTCGCCATCACCTGAGGGCTACTTCCAAACTCAGGTCCGTGTGACCTTTGACTTCATCGAGGAACTCTGACCATGGCCGTCCTTCGCGGAGAACAAGGCGCAGTCCAATTTGACGCCGCTGGTTCTAGCAATGCCACTATTGTTGGCACTCGCAGCTGGAGCCTTTCAACCACCAAAGAAACTCTGGATGTCTCCAAGCATGGCGACACCTTCCGCAGCTTCGTTGGCAGCATGATCAGCGGTTCCGGTACTGTTGAGCTGGTCTATGATCCCGACGCCACCGGGCAGGCTGCATTCTTAGAAGATGTGCTGACCACCGCCGATCCTGCAGACGCCACGTTTGAATTATTCACCACCGGTACATCTGCTGGCACTGATTCTGTAAGTTTCGCTGGAATCATCACCGATATGGAGATCACTTCAACTGTCGGTGAAATCAACATTGTTACCTGCAACTTTATTACCAGCGGTACCATCACCGGCAACCTTCAGTGATAGCGGCAGTTATAATCTGCACGGGTAATTCCGTCACTTAATGTCTGGATCAAAGCGATTAGTCGATCAGCTGGTTGAGGCTTTTGATCTCAACCAGCGCCGGAAATTCGTGCTGAAGAATGCCGAAGGCGTAAAAATCGCGGATCTGTACTTCAAGCCAATTACGCGGGCTGACCGCAAGAAGGCGCAAGATCTGGCGGGCTCGACGGAGGCGCTGGATATTAGCACCCAGATGTTGTGCCAAATGGCTGAGCTGGAGGATGGCTCTAAGGCCTTTGCAGCCGCCGATGCAGCCAAGCTGCACCGCAGCCTGCCTGAGAATGTGCTGAATGAGCTAGAGCTGTTCCTATTCGGCATCGCCGATAACAATGTCGATCTGGATGACGCAAAAAACGGCTAAAGCAGGACAGCTGGACTAAATTCGAATTCTTTCTGGCCTGCGAGTTGGGGATGACAGTCAGTAGGCTCCGTACAGAGCTTACAGATGCGGAGTTAATACATTTTGCCGCGTACTTTTCAGTGAAAGCCGAAGAGGACGAGCGTGCCGCAGAGCGTGCGAAGCACAGACGCCATTAGACTTGACGTACTGATTAGGCCGCCGTGGCAGTCTCGAACGTTGAGATTAGGGTCAATGCGAATAACGCAGTGGCCCAGCTCAACCGGCTCAACGGTGTGGCCGGGACGACTGCTGGGACCTTTAGCAGGTTGCAGTCTGCCGCTGCTGGGTTAGGACTGGGACTGATCGCCAAATCAGCTGTCCAGTCTGCAGCATCATTCAAAGCATTGCAGACCCGGCTCAAGCTCGTTACCAGCGAATTCGGCGAGTACGAACAAGCGCAAGCGCTGGTAGCCAAGGCGGCAAAGCAATTCGGCATCAGCAATCGCGAGGCAGCAGAAGGCGTAGCTGATATCTTCACGCGATTGCGGCCACTTGGCATCAGCCTGGCAGATATTGAGTCGACTTTCATTGGATTCAACACTGTTGCAAAGCTGAGCGGCGTGAGTGCGGCTGGGGCGAGTGCTGCATTTACGCAGCTGGCTCAAGCATTGGGCTCCGGCCGACTGCAGGGTGACGAATTCAGGAGTATCGCTGAGCAGGTCCCAGGGCTGCTGCAAGCCATATCCTCTGCCACGGGCATCGCTACAGGCGATCTTAAGGAGTACGCGTCTCAAGGCAAGCTGACTTCGGATGTGGTTATCAGGGCGCTGAAAAAGCTCGAATCCGAAGGTGCGGACAAGATAGCCGCCATTGTCAAAGATTCAGACGTCCAGCGGTTCAAGGACTTCCAGAACGCAACGGATGACTTGTCGATTGCCATTGGCAGTAACTTGCTGCCAGTAGTTACACCTTTGATCGATGGCGCGACTGAGCTGGTCAAAGCATTCGGCCAGTTGCCTGAGCCGATACAAGCGAGCGTGGTAGGCGTGACAGGATTGGCGGGTGCAGCTGCAATATTGTCGCCGGCCATTGCAACACTCAATGGATTGATAGCCACGCTTACAGGAGGAGCAGGTCTAAAAGCCGCGATCACCGGCTTGGCGGTCATGGGCGAGAAGGCCATGGCAGCAGCCGCAGGGAAGACTGCCTTGGCGAATGCGATCACTGCAGCAAACGTCAAGATCACTGCATCTACGGTTGCAGTCGGTCTATTATCTGCGGCAATCACTGCCATACCGATTGCGCTGGCACTGGTGGCATTTGGCAACCTAGCTAAGAGGCTCACGGAGGCTAAAACCGCTCAAGATCGCATGACTGAAGCGATCAAGAGCGGCAATGTTGAGACGATCAAAGCAGCCATCGCTGTAGAAGAAGAAACTATATCGATTGAACGCAACAAGGCTGCAAAGATGTCATTGCTGAATATCAACGGCAAGCTGGAAGCATCTCGGAAACGCTTGGTCAAGCTGCGGCAGGCGTTAGAAGGTGCCACGACTGGCGGTGGTGATGGTGACGGCGATGGTGACGGCGATGGCAATGGCCAGAGCCTTATTGACCTTGACAATAAGCGAAAGGATATGTCACAGAAGATGCTGGACTTGAACAACCAGCTGAGAACTGCGCAGGAAGGCGAGCAAGCACGATTGGCGGCGACTCTCGCCTTGATGGTCAGGAAGCAAGAGATCGCTGAGAGCGAAATGCTGCCTCTTGAGAGACAGAACGCACTTAATGAGGCTCACTTCCGATTCAGGCAAGAGATCTC